ATGTTTCATGTTAGATTAAATAACGAACTATGTCAATTACAGTTTACAGAATCAGAAATGCAGTTTTTATCAACCCTATACCTCAGTCCTGCAATTGGTGGATTTAAATGAAAATTCATGCGTTTGGAGATAGTTTTGTAGTTGGCGATCAGGATGATTTTTTAGATGATAAAAATACTATGCTCGACCCAACGCATGGTATGAACTTTGGTGAAAGAATAAAATTTTTAAAATACAATGTTAGTTTTGTCGCTCTTATTGCAAAAGAATTAAATGTTGAACTAATAAATCATGCTGAACGAGGATCTGGAAATTTTCCTCAGCTTGATAAGTTATGGTTAGCATGCAATAATAATCAAATAAATACAAGCGACATGGTGTTGTTTGGTATGACCACAACTACTAGAGATCGAATTGGATGTAGCAGCATTGAAAAAACAACCAGCAAAAACTATGGAGAGTTTTTAGTTGATCGACAACTGATAAATTCTCACGATCACGGAACTATTGGAATTATTGATCAGTTTTATATTTTAAGTGTATTGGAAAAAATAAGTAAACTATTTAAAGTACGCATTATTAAATTTAATTTATTTGACAATCCTTCGGATTACACGGATATGAATAATATTAATTTTGCAGATTTTATAGGGGCTGACGTAAAAGGCAATACATTAATTGACATTATTAATGATACATGGGGAGACGGAATTAAAAATCCCTATCATGATCAATTAATAATAAAACAAGGATATGAACAATATTATACATCTAAAAAGCATCCAAGTGTTTTAGGACATCAAAAGATAGCTAATTGGTTTATAAAGAATGTAAATTTTAAAAATGAAAATGTTTAATAGATTAGTTGCTTACGGATGCAGTCACACTGCTGGATCAGAAACTCAAGATGAGGACTATGTACCAAACGCCGACTTATTAAAAAAACAGATCGGATGGAGAGAATTTATAAAAAGATACGATCCGGTGTTTTCTAACAACTGGGCAGCGTATGTTAATGCAGGTAAAGAAAAATCATTTATAAAGCACTTAGCTAATAAATTAAATGTGCCGTACGAAAATCGAGCTATAGTGGGGTCGGGATCGGCGGAACAAATTTATCTAATCGAAAAAGATTTAGCAGAAAATCAGATTAAGGATACTGATTTAGTCATTGTTGGAATAACAGGGAAAGAACGATTGTTAAAATTTAATAACGAAAATAATCCCGAAACAATTTTATTAGCTCATTCATTTACCTACCCGGACAATCTTAAGGTTTATCAAAATGTATTTTTATCTTATTTTGATGATAAAATGGTTACATTTCAAATGTTAATGCATTATCAATATTTTTTAAATCTAGCAAATACTAAATTAAAAAATCGATTGTATTTTGCTTTTTGCGATAGCTGGGCAATGCGGTTAGATTACAATCATCCAGAGTTAACTGAACTTCCGGAATCTTTTAAACATTCAATGAAAAGATTGCATACTGAATTTTGTACATCGGAATTTAATTTATCAAAATTTAATTTGTATACTTATGCTACTGATGATCGATTACATGGCGGAAATCATGTAAAAGAAATAGCTCATATTGAATTTGCAGATGAACTGTATAAGAATCTAATTAACAAACTCAATCCTTAATTTTAAAGAATTCGCTTAGTGCCAGAGGCAACATCTTTTTTTAATTTTTCAATATCGATTTCGAAATCGATCTTTTTAATTTCTTCGTGATATTCTTGAAATAACTCTACTAACTTATCAGCAACCTCATCTGGATCTGATTTTGCCAGCATGTCTGGGACACGAAGCTCCCATATTCTACCGTTGTTAAATTCCAATTTAATATTATTGAGATAAGCGACCGGCATAGTATTCATGTACATATCTTCGAATACTTCCGGCCACTCCTTAATGATATTTTTTGGCGGCTTAAACAGTTTTTTAGGCACCGGCTTCTTCTGATACCTTTGTCGCTTTCTTTTTAGGTGGATCTAACTCGTCTGCTTGTTTACGCAAACGTGCAGCTTCTTTGTACATTGCATCGGCTTGACTACGATACGATTTAGCAATATCTAAATCAGTTAATGCTGTATTCTCTGTAGCTTGAGCACGAACTGGAGTTTCTGTCTTTGGAACTTCTTTGACTTCTGCTACAGTTTCAATTTTGGTGTTAGTCTCTTTTCCGCCGTTTACCAAGCTAGCAAGATCATCTATAGCCATATTCTGTTGTTCAGCAATTAAAACATTTAATTGATCTAATTGAATATCAGATGTCGGTGTAGGCATCATCATAACTTCGTCAGTGGCAACTTTTTGTAATCGATTATCTGCTTGTAATGCAGATAACATCGGACGACCGTCTGGAAAGTGCCGAATAAACATAATTTCGCCAAATTCGTTAGCTTCTTGACCTTGACCGCTTTCTAGAAGTGTCATCAGCGCATCGTGATATGAATCAGTCAGCGTTGAAGTTCCCAGTACTAGAGCAGATCCTGAGTCTCCAGGAAGAGTCCTAAACACTACAATTACCTTCGCCCCTGTATTTTTCATCCTACCGATGTGCTTTAAGTTCTTCATTTTTATTCCTTTTTAGTAACTGATTCTAAAAATAGATTCAATCGATTGTATACTTTACCTACAGCTTCCATTTCGGCAGCTTTAAATGCACCACGTTGTGTAGCAACGTCAATGATATTTTTAAGTGCGGTAAGATCATTTACGTTTAGGTCTGGTGCTGCCTGTGCTTCTGGTGCTTGTGATTGCGCTTCTGATGCCTGCGCTTCTGGTGCTTTAACTTCTTCTGTCATAATTATCTCCTTAAATTTGGACAGGCTAACATAAAATATGTCAGTTCTTTTTCTTCTTCAAACGCAACGTGTGTAGCATTTTTAAGTTTACCATCTTTATCGACAGATGGAATTTGTCTTAAACTATATCTACCACGTAATCGTAATTTAATCCAATCTTCTAACTCGTGATTAAAAATTTCACCCTCTTGCAATTCTGTTTTAAAGAAATGAGGAGGAATTCTATTCATTTTCCGCGAGTCTAAAATATCGAGTGGATTGAGTTCAATCATCGTGAAATATTTATAATAGTGTTTAATTTAGGGTTAAGAAATTGATTCTTGAGAAAGGCGTTTATTCATGGCTTTGGCATGCCCCATTTTTTTGATATCGCCGGAGAACAGATAGAGTTCGAATGCTGATTTTTCGGATAATACACTAATTGTATTTTTTGATAGATGCCACGGAGATGTAATAAATTGATCTAGCCAAATTAATATTTGAGCTGTAATTTTTATTTCTTTGGGGAGTTTGATTTCGTATACTTTTATATCAGCTTGCGTTTTTATAAATTCAATACCTTGATCAGTTAGGCGTAGCCCACCTTCGTCTTTAGTTCTTAGGTTTTGCCACCATTGAATTTTAAGTTGATCTATGTTACCTTGTTGTCCAGCTGCATTTAAGAACACCCTAGTAAAGGTATCCTTGGTGTCGTTCATTATAGCTTCTCGCCTTGAGACAACTTATAAACTGCAAAATCGGTCGTTTTAAATATTTTATTTAATTTTTTAGCTAAGTTATGAGCATGTCCCGGATTTGAAAAACTTACTTTTTTATACTTAGGTCCGGGATAGCTTGCAACCAAACTACCACTTTTTAAATTAAACGGCTGATCTTTATAAAACACCGCCCATATGGCATCACTTTCTAGTATTTGTTCTACTTTGAAAGTGTCCTTATTTGCATGTTCTAGCATTACTTTAGGTTTTGGTCTACTCATAATATATACGTTGGGTTTTAATAACCACGTATATATTTATATCTAATTGAACCCGCCACCGTCAAATTTAACATCGATTTGAGTAGTTGATGCTTTAATTTCTAACAACATTTGATGTACTTCGTTTACTGTATTAGACATTTTAACCGTTAACAACGCTAGTTCTTGAACAAGTTCACGGCCTTCTTGGATTGAAATCCGTATGTCTTTTTGTTGGCTTTTTTCAGCAACATTAAGACGTTGAAGTAATCGGTCAACCGATGGCAGAGATTGAGGTATTTTATTTGCTGACATTAGCTAATACCTGTTTCATTTCTAAGTCTGTTTTAAACGGACCCTGATATTCGTATCTTTGTAATGTTATTAACTTTGGACAAAAACTTTTAACCCAGCCTTTTTCGAAATGAATAACATAATACCCTGCACAGTATAAACTTTTGCTGTCGCTACTTTTAGTAAACAATGGCAATTTGCGTTGAATGTCAAACATTGCATTATGAGGTTCTACACTAGTAGCATATCCGTGAACTTCGTTCGGCAATGCATTATTACTTTCTTTAATAATTCGAGCAACAAAGAAATCACGACCAAATTCTTTAGTAAGTTTTTCTTTTGTGTCGTAGATCTTGACACCAAGTTCATTGCTTAGTACAAATCGATTGTCTTCGTTCTTTCTTAAAGTAGCAAACTTTGTTCCGTCTTTTTCTACAATCCAGAACTTATCATTGATAATAGGTTTAGCATGTAATTCATGTGTCATAGTGTATACCTCGCATTTAATGGTTCAGCATATGCCTGCGCCTGATCGGAAATCTTTTTAAGATCATACAGGCCGCAAAATTTCATAAGTCGTAGTCCTACCTGACTAATATTTTTATTAGCACTTGTTGCTTCTGCAATTGTTTCAGATATAATAACTTTTATATCTTCTGGCTGATGTGTCAAGTCAATAAGTCGACGATTGCGTTCATAATCTTCTAGCACACGATGTTCGACTCCGTTGTGATCAGACCATTTCTGTAACATGAGATTGTTCCACGAATATCCTTTGCTTTTACGATCTTCGAACGCTTCAGTAAGACCCACTTTTTTGCTTGTGCCTTTAGTACGTACACCCGGATACGCTGAGAAGACATTATCACTGGTATCACCACGCATGCATTTTTCAAACAAGAGCCATTCTGGATCTGGGACAGCTTTGGGTTGTTGTGTTTTTTTGTCGATGACTCGTTTGCCTTTTGCATCAAAGATACCTTCGTGTGTAATTGTAGTTTCCATAACACCGTTATACTGTTTCACATTGGGTGCAATCAATTGCACAAAATCTGTATCTGTTGAAATAATAATATGGTTATCGTTTGGATGACTCTGTATCCAACCAGCAATTAGATCATCAGCTTCTAACCGTGGATTTTGCATTACTGTACAGTTAGTCTTATCTTTAATAAAATCTTTAAATGTATCAAACGCTTCCCAAAAGACTTTCTCTTCGTCTGCTTCACGTTCTGTATGTGCGGCACGTTGAGCAGCACGTTGAGCTTTGTACGGGGCATAATAATCTTTGCGCCAGCTACGCCCCTCTAAACAGAAGATAACGTGACTGCCGTCAAAGTCTTGCCAAGCCTTCTTAACACTATTAAGTGTAATATGAAAAGCCATGCCTAGTTTGATATCAGCGTCGCCGTTAATAACATGTCTAGCACGGAAAAATGTATTTGCTGTATCAACTATAATATAGTTCATTTAATATTCTTTTTAACTGTGTTAATATCAATTACGCCAGTGTTTACTGCACCACCGTAGTCGCCGTCGGTTACTACATTTGCACATAATTCACGGAACCAACGATCCACAATTTGTTCTTCTGGGTCGCCGTCAAATCCGTATCCTTCTTGCTTTAATTTTAACACAAACTGTTCGTTCCAGTCAAGCTCAAAAAATCCATTGCGGATGTTATCTTTGTTTACATGTGTTTCTAACACTCCGACCCAGGGTTCTTTTTTACGTGTAGCACGAGTCTTTGGATCTAACTTAGCCAGCTCTTCTGCTTCTTTAGCACGTTCGGCAGCCGCAGTAGCAACTTCTGCTAATTTTTTAGATTCTTCAGCAGCCTGCATAGCAGCTTCTGTAGCTTCTTTAAGTTTGGTAATACCAAATAATTTTTCTACGAATTTACGCATTAGGTTCCCCATTCATTTTTAAACAACGGCACTTGAAGTCTATCACTGTACCGCAACCCGTTCTTCATGGCCAAATGGGCTACTTTACGATTGTTTAATGCATAAACACTTTCAACACCACCAACTGGCATTAGATAAATGTGACCTGTAAAACCTGCCTTACGATATTCTTCAGATGCACGTTGAGCATCAGCAAAGTCTTGTTCGGTAGCAATAACAAATTTTAAATATGCAGTACCGTATTCTTCGTATTCACAAACTACTTCTGGAATAATTGCTTCTTCCCAACTCTCGCCTGAACAAGGAAGTTTAGCACTAACACTAAATGTAATCTCACGCCAAAAGTCTTGATCATGATGACTTTTCCAAGTGTGCAAATAAGCAGCAAATTCTGTAGTTAGCTTTTGAGTACCGTTAGTTTCAAAAGTAATCTCTCTAAGTCTATTCATGCTAGCATGCGATAGCAAGTCAGGATAAGCACGTTGCCACCCTAACAAAGGTTCGCCGCCTGTAATAACTAGATGCTCATCTTCCCAACGCTTGTGTGGAAGTATCTCCATAATGCGATTTACAATAGCATTACTTTCAAGCATGGGTGATAAGTCTTTAAAGTCTGGATGCCACGACGCATAGCTGTCACATCCTGTGCTGACTAGTGGCAAGTCTTCATACTTTTGAAAAGACTCAATCATTTTGTGTGTTGCCGCAATGTCAGTGGCTTCGTGACTGACTTCACCACGAGGCATTCCAAAGCCAGCACATTTAAAGTTACAACCAAATGTGCGTAGAAACACAGACGGGACACCCATATAGCGTCCTTCACCCTGAATGCTGTAGAACAGCTCTGCGATTTTAATTTTGCTCATATTACTATTATACACTCTTTTCACTAGTTGTGTCAACCTTTTTGAGTTGCCAGCTACCATCTTTTTGATCAATCCAATTTAGCGTGTCGCCTTCTTTCCAACCTGCCTTTTCTAACAAGTCGGGCGGGAATGCTATCATGGCATCGCCAGTTTCTGGATCCTCTTCTACCTTAAGAGTCCATGAGTTACGTTGTATATTTTCCATTATTAGTCCTTTCTAAATTTTGTTCTTGCGGTTGTTCCATCCGCAGTCTACGACATTGATTTTTGATGTCAATTGGTATATCCGGAGATATTTCAGCTAGCCTGCAATCATATACAACTACTCCGTGACTTTCTGTTTCTGTAAGTAAATATATTGCAAACACAGTTAAACTTACTGCAAGAATTATCTGCCCAGTACATTTCATAATCTATCACTCAATAATAATTTACACATTAATGCATCATATTCATTAATAAATTTAAAGGTCATATAATCTGTTTCAGGATGACTAGTGTAACGCTCTCCCGGCAATCCAAATTGTTCCAATACCTTAGCGCAGGTTTCGTTCCACCAAAATCCATTTTGGTTATCCCAGGTCACTGTTATGTCGTGCGTCATTCTACGATTGGACTAAATCTTGCTAAAAAACTTTCTACATAACAACTATATTCTCGAGTCTCATCTTTGTGGGCATTATCTTTAATATAATGTATCCACGTATGTTCTTCGAGTTCTATTACATGTATAACACGAAATTTTTGACTATTGCTATCAGACCACCTTGATCCCTCTTTAACCATTTTTAGCTCCTTCTAAGATTTGTAAAATAGTTTCAACTATCGTATCATTACCTTTTTTGTTGTAATGATTTACATCCCCTCTTTCTGCTGCCCACAACTTACTAAAATCAATATTATTAAATTCAGTAGATAATACCGCACTAATGCTAACATGCGTCATACTAATATACGGTATATTAATTATGCTTTTTATTTTCTCTCTCAACAACTCATATATGTCAATTTGGTATTCTTCGTCGTAGTGATATTTGAACCAAGACTTTGATATTTGTAGATTGTTATTGAATGGTTGAAAATGCCCAATGAGATCAGTAACAATTAAATCGCAATCTTTATGTAACCCTTCTTTGTGTAACGGATGATTACGAGTGTGAACTCTGCTTGGACTAGTGTGACTTACAATTACTAGATCAAATTTTTCTAATTCAATATTGGTCAATTGTTTGTATATTTTATATTCGCCTACCCCTGCCTGCGCAACATTGACAACATCAAATTGTTCTGCCAATTTCTCTACCCAGCCGATGTTAGTATCTTTTCTAGGCCATTTGGCTGCAAAGCTATCACCGGCAATTAAAATTTTCATAGAGTCTTTAACCAAGGCAAATACTCGTTAGCAATCATTTCGTGATATTCTTTGTTATAGTGTTCTTTATCTTCAAGATAGAATTGTGTATGATCGATACCTTTTTCTGTAAAAAATACTTCAACATTTTTAGTAGCAATTTTAGTACATTTTAATTTGCCATAATATTCAAATGTCTGCGGATACTTTAGTCTATCTGTAATATTGAATAGATACAATTTAGCACCGTTATCTGCACAAATATTATCCCATGCATACACACTTTGTAAGAACTCTCGTTTTTCTGTAAACGAATTTAAATCAAAAAATGTTTTAACCTGCATAAATGTATGCTTGCGCAAGTTGGGATTTTTAAG